TATTGCGATGTATGTTTAATATTTGCGGTTTGTATTATAATCATCGTAGTCATCATACTCTTCAGCATCATTACTACCTGAGTATTTATACAGGTTCTTACGGTGTTTATTTGATTTATCAACACCCTTACGTACTTCTCTTACTTTTGGTTCATCATTGCCCCAATAGTCCCTGCTTCTTGAATTACCCATTTAACAGACCACTTGGCCTTTCTCCTTGATCCATAGTTGAGAGAATTTCGACCGATCGATTCGAACGAACGGACGATACTTAATTATCAAAAGATTTAAATCATTCCAGATAAAATCATTCAACAATTCAGTATTTAGATTATACCTGAAATCTAGTAGTTTGTCAAGTATAATAACTGTTTCTAGTGAAATTTTTTTACCCAACAGCATCTTAATTACTATTGGATGTTGATTGTCGTAAGATACAAAAGGATCTTGCTCTGACTTGTCTGCTTCTAAGAGTAAGCGACTAATATCGTCAGCGAACATGTATGACAACCGATCGTGTCTACCTTTCCACTTCTCATAGATATCGTCAGAATCTGCACTAAAGATGCCGCCGTTCTTATCTCCTGCTGCAAAGTTTGCAACAAAGTAGTTGATAATTTCTTGACGAGCGACGAACTTCTTCGCCAGTTTCCTGAATAGGAAAACATCTCTTCTTTTTAAGAAGGCAGACTCTGACGACTTGACAGCACCTTTAGTAACGGTGATGTCATAAGACGCAGTAGTGAAATGTAGTTTAAGTGCCATATAGAGGCGATAAACTTCATATGCTTCCATTAAAGTGGTAATTTCCCGCCAGATTTACGCTTCAGCATATTTAGTTCTTCTGCTTCTGCTCTAATCTTTTCTTTAAGAGAAGTGGTGAGTAAAACAGCAACTGACTCCATCTCAATATCTTTTTTGACACAATAGTCAAGAAGAATATCCAAACAAGGAATACCATTCTCGAATGATTGTTTCTCTATGAATTGAGAGAACTCAGTTGCTGAATTATACTCTTTTGTAATTAAAAATTCATTGGTTACTTCAGAACCATCCATTACCATATTCAAAGTTATTATCCTGCATAAAAAATGTGATCGCCGATTTTTGTAACACGCTTTAAATTCCATCTTGGATTAACATAATCCGCATGGTAGAATAAAACGTTACGTCCAAGTATACCCTGATTTGCCCCAGAAAGCAATACTTTTTCAGCAATTTTTTTAGATTCTGAATATTGCTGGGCACTACGCACAGTCTTCTTTCCTTCGCATACCCATGAGAACTGGCAGACACGCTTTGTTCTCTGATACACGACTGAGCATACAGACTTCGGGAACTTGGGACTTTTTACGCGATTGATAGTTACTGCAGCAACCGCCAACTTTCCTTGAGTCGACTGGTTTCCTGCTTCAAAGTAAATATTGTCTGCTAGACACTTCAATTCGCGATTATTTGCTAAATGTATGTTTTGGGTTTCAATTTTTCTTAGTGCGGTTTTCTTCTTTTCTTCTGCCGCATCTTCTTTAATCTCTTGGATTACTTCTACAAAGCCGAGGGAATATTCCCTCGTATCTCTCTCGATAGCATCTTCAGCATATGAATTGATTCCATATAAACTATATACTAATACTGTAAAAATCGAAAGAAACTTGAAAAACTTCTTGTTAAAGGAAGTCATCTTATTTCCTAATACTTGTTAAACTTGAGAGGGTATTATCCAGTGACTCCCCACACTGGTGTCCGAAGACAAAAAAACCTACTATGCGTGCTTTTTCAAGTAGAGGCGTAGTAGGTCATGCAAATATTTATAAGTGCAGAACCGTAGTGGAACTCGGTCCACCTTCTTCTTAGAACGGTTGATAGTTTTATTCTGTTTCGAGGAAAAACTATCAAAAACCCAATGAGATTATGCGGCTAGCGCATATCCTGCAAAGGCAACGTTATCGTTTGCATTTACTTTTAGTGGGCGCTTTACCCAGTCAATCAGTCTACTCTCGCCTTCAACTCGCAGTCGAATCCTAAGTACACCCCCATCAACTATACACTGGATCATTGAGTATTATCAGGCATCTTACGCCCTCTCCCCAATGTATAGATGGTGGAGGTGAGGGGAGTTGCACCCCTGTCCTACGCAGCATTCAGTTTGTATCAACAACTGATAATCTATTTATACTATACATGACGTAGGAAGTCAAGTATTTTTTACCATGGTTCCCCATTTTATTTTCAACCAAATTCTTTCATGAACGTAGTAGTCTACACTCAGCATTAAATGTAAGACAGTTGAAAAACCTGTCGCTTCACCGATATTTCCAGTAAACAGGTATGTCCAAAGAATCGTGAACAACCATGCAGATACTCTGTATGAAATACCTCGAACTAACGTGCGTGTTTTTGTTTCAAACATCAATTTGATTCCTTTCCACGATATACGGAGGATCGCCTGTATTAGAGAGTTTAAATGTCAAACGATTTAACAATCTGTTCTCGAAAATCTGATCAGTTTCTTGACGACGTTTATGCAGTGTTAACAACTGATCACTCAAAACAATGTCACCAACTTTCCAATCATGATGATACATAAACTTTTCTTGGAAGAAGTAATCTTGTAAATCTTGGAATAACGATCCGTCGTCGCCATCGATCTCACAATCGTTATTCGTGTAGAGATAGATACCCTTGACACCACCTGCATTTTCTTGCTCTAACCACATTTTATATTCATGCTGATTCTTAAGCATGTATTCTCGTTGACGGTCATCCATTACGTCAGACCATTTTAAGAAGTTATACCGAAAGTTTGCATACTTACCTTTTACTCGCGCATACAACTCAGGTGGCATTTCTGCCAATGCGATAGCAGTATTCATCCAAGATGTTCTGGTTCCTTCAACACCCTTAATGCCTTGCAATGCAACACCATCGGCGCGATCTGGACCATTAAGATTACAATGCCAATCTAGTTTCCCAAGAGGGAAAATACCATTGTATTTCCCATCCTTCGATTTCTTGCCAGTTACTGCCTGTATGGGGAAAAATTCTGATTTATCCCAATTATCTATGTCAGGATATTCCGTAAACATCGGACGCATATTTCCATCAAAATCAGAACTCAATTGGTTCCAATTAGAAATACCACCAATCTCGTGGATCAGTCTTGCATAATTTATGGTGCCAGTATCCTGCTCTCTGAATACGACGATGAGTTCCTTCAACAACAACTCTCGGATATAGTTACTATCTTCTTGCGTGAAGTTTGTAATATCAAATCCCAAAACTTCTACTGCGCCATAATCTAGTTTGTTAACTTGCATATTATCACCTTCAAATTTTATGCTTCCCAAGGAAGTTTTTTTCCAACCGAACCCCATTTACCCTTGGGACAGGATGCACGATTAAGTTTTGTTTTTACAGGCATCAAACATCCGCATTGACTGCATATGCGTTTATGCATTAAATGCTCGCATTCCAAACAAATTTTCATCCTTTGTTCGGACAGTTCACTCACTGGTATAATACCCATTTTCATAATAGTCGCGAGTGCGAAGAAGTTTCTTCACCCAGTCATCACGCTTTTCAATGAACACTTGTGGAGCATCGTCCTCGACTGCGATTAGAATTACCAACCATGGAACAGGAATACCAGTGCGTTCTTCATACATGATAGCATATGCTGCTGTCTGCATGAAGTAACTTTCAATGTAAGATTTAGATTTCGCTTTGTTGGAAGTCTTGAAATCAATAACAGCACGTTTACCATTATACTCAGCAATACAGTCGACACGACCTGCCATGCGCAGGTGATCACTATAGAGTGCAAGTTCCTGACAATGAATGTTGCTGATTGGATCTAAGATAGGTTTAAACTTGTTAAACATCTCAACATCAAGCATCGATGCTTTAACTTCATCAATCTTGTCACTAACGTTTTCGTTCTTGAGATACGTTTCGGTTAGTGTGTGAATCTTAGTTCCACGAGTCGATGCTTTGTTTGAGATCTTGTTTGCTTCTTCTTCGCCAACACGCTTTCGCCAAGCAGCGATAGAGTCGCGAGAGAGAACTCCTAGAACGGTGGTGGCAGAGGGATATGCAGTGCCACTGGCATTTACATAAACTCTACCACCATCTTCGCTCGTAGTTGATTGGGCAAAATCTTCATATTCATATATCGTTTCAAACATCATATATCCATTATACTACATTTTACAGAAAAGTCAAGCCCTTAATTATGTTTTTCTTCATAATCTAACCGAGCAAGGATATATTCCTTGACAAGTTTCGATCTGACAATATCATTCACGGAAAACTCGACCGTCTTAAACGAGGGCATCATATTAGCGATTGCAATAAACTTTTGCAATCCTGACATATCGTTCTTTTTATTTAGGTCGGTTTGACGGAAGTCTCCACAGAAGATAATCTTGGAGTTCTTACCGATACGAGTCATAATAGAGTTGAGTTCCATGTCAGTCATGTTCTGACATTCGTCAACGATGATCACTGAATTATCAAGTGTGATACCACGCACGAACGAGGTGATTAGGAAATGAACGGTCTTTTGCTCCTGCAGACGCAGGAATGGTTGGATGTGATTAAGTAAGTCATCACATATCTCAACATAAGGTAAAGTATAGACCTCTGTTTTTTCCTTCTCGTCACCTGGAAGGTGTCCGATATCTCTTGATGGTACTGCTGAACGAACAACAACAAGACGTTCATAATCTGTTGTTGGGTCCAGAACTTCTTCAAGTGCTTTATACATGGAAATAAAAGTTTTTCCTGTTCCTGCTACACCATGTAGTAGCATTGCAGTGGACTGTTGATTGTAAAGATCGAAGAAGAGTCGTTGATTCTGTGTTTTTGGTTGAATGTGTTTTAGATCTTCGTATTTAACTTTGCACAGTTTACTCTTTTCAATAGTTACCTTTGGTTCAGAATTCGTTACAACTTGGAGATTGTTTTTTCTTCTTGTCATGAACAGTCCTTATTCTTATCTAGAGTGAATACAAAAAAGGCGACTCCACGAAAAGTGGGGTCGCCCTTTGTTACCGAAGAAGTTCGGTATCTGAAATTGGAATGGGGATACTATTTTTTAATCTCATACAGGTATTTATTAAACTGCGTCGCTCCACCACTCTGGAATAGGACGATTTTTCCATTTTGCCATATTATTTTTTGCACCGAGATAATAGTTACGATAAGACTGCAAGGAATCGCCTGATACCTTGTATTCGTCTGGCATAGCAGGAGTAGGTTGCGTCAAATAATCAACAGGAATATTAACAGGAGGTTTACGTAACCAATAGACTAGACGATTGCAAGAATGCATCTTGCCGTATCGATGAGTGTATTCCATAAGAAGGGACTGGAATAGACACATAAGCCAAGTATAATTATTGTTAGACTGGCGAACCCAGACAGCACTCGGATGATTGATGTGTGTTGCCTTGTATAATTGTGCCTCAAGAGAAGTATCCTCTAATCGCCAACGTTTGATTTTTCGTCCACTGGAAGCATCAATATATTCTTTACCATCAAGAACACGATGTGCTGTTGAAAGTAATTGGGCATACTCTAGAATCATCTTGACAACATGCTTGTCGTTATGGTACTCTGCGCATTTGGTGACATTACTGTCAAGGTAAAAAATATTCATAATATATTAGTTCTCAATTGTAAAGGGAATTTCCTCGATTGACTTTCGAATGCATTCGATATGTGCTTTCGTAGTATTAGAAATATACTCTGATTCAAGCGAAAAGTCAATACATTTTATGACATCGACGGGATCCATTTTGATCAGATCGTCAATAATTACACGATTATCTGTTTCGCCGAATGCGTTTACGCAGAATAAAACAACATCAATGTCCATATCCGAATATAATGGTATTCGGTATAACCGCTTTCCGTTAACAAACTTATCAGGGAATTTTAGAATATCCGCCATATGACTATTTATTAAAAGACCTTCACTTTATAAATGCCCTGAAACATAGCAGCATCTTTCTCGTCATTTACCATGGGAAATCCCTTGATGTTGAGACTAGTATTCAGTAACATCGGGCAACCTGTTTCTTCGTGCCACCGTGTCAACAACTCAAACAATCCTGGATGTTGCTGCTTGTTTACAGTTTGGACGCGAGATGTGCCATCAGTGTGAATGATAGCAGGGAACTTTGTAGGAAATTTGCATCTTGCAGTAAACTGCATGTAAGGGGATACTTCAACTGGCATGTCAAAATACTCTGCTGCATATTGCTCAAGGATGACTGGGGCAAAGGGTCTAAACTTTTGTCTGCGTTTGATGGCATTTACTTTATCCTTAATATCTTTTCTAGTAGGATCAGCGAGCAGACTTCGATTACCAAATGCTCTCGGACCAAACTCTGCTCTCCCACTAGCAACTCCAACTATACCCTCTTTACGCAAAGAAGTCAATAGATTTTCTACGGGATATTCGGTTTCAATATTCTCGCCGAGATATGGACCTTGCCAGTTTAGTTTTCTGCGGTTGTTTGCAGCAATAGCACCAAGAGAACTACCAGCGTCTCCTGGGTTAGGAATAATCCAGACATTATCGAAATATTTTTTCGCAATATGATTTGCAGAGCAATTAAGTGCGCAACCCCCTGATAATACTAGATTATTTTGTGCTGGATCATTTTTCTTTGCGCGATATAGAAGTTTATCAAATTCTTCTTCATATATCTTTTGCGCCGATGCGGCAAGATCGTAGTGATCAGGATCTTCTTTTTTCAACCACCACTTACAACCACGATGTAGATTTACTCGCTCATAGAGTTCGCGCATATCCCAATAGTGCTTGTCAGGATTACCATACGCCGCCATACCCATGAGGATATATTCATCTTCGTTTGGTTTCAATCCAACTCTGTCTGTTATAGCAGAATAAAATAATCCAAGAGATTTCGGATAATCCATACTCCACCTCTTCTTCATCTTCTCCCCATCACACAACCAAATAGATGCTGTGTCAAATTCACCGATAGCATCGATCACAAGAGCAGTTGCCGAATCGAAAGTAGAAGTATAGAAACCTGCAGCAGCATGCGACTCGTGGTGTGAAGCAAATTCGACTGGAACTTCGAGACCGAATTCTTTGAGATATTGCCTCACACTAAAGCGAACAATTCCTTGTCCTGATAGTAGTCTGCGCATTCCTCGAAGTTTTGGTTTTTCATACCAATGAATCTTTTCTGGTTTACCGAACTTCAATGCTGCATTGATCAGATCGTCATTTAGATGCTTGTCATTTTTGATTCCGCTATACCGTTCTGCGTGCGAAGCAAATAAAATTCGTTCACCATGCACTACAGTAAGAGCAGCATCATGTGCTGCGGCAGATATTCCCCATTCAATCATCTAACATTTCAATCCAATTAACAACCAACCAAGCAAATTGTTTTTGGAATTGTATCTTTGGATGTCCATATCCATGAGTACTTTTTTCTGGATGTATGTGACTATAGAGTTGACCCATTCCATATTTTTCGTTCAGCAAAGCAGGAAATTTCATAGATTCTATGGTTTTCATAAACTCTTTTCTCAATTTATTATTTCCTGCAACAAAATCTTTTTCGTGTGAAAATGGACTAATTGCATGTATCAGTTTAATATTTGGATGTCTATCAGCAAGCATTTGTAGGTAATTCAAACAAAGATAATATTGCCAAATAATGTTATATTCATGAACATAATTCTCGACCAATGATTCATTAAATTTGAGAAATCTGCCCTTAGCTCCAAAGGCCTTTGTAAAAACCCAAGATAATTCATTCCCCTTCTCGTCAAATTGAAACCAACGGTACATACTAGACAATCCAATAATTACTAGGTCATCAGGGTCTATAAGATTATTTGCCAAGTCTCGTTCGACGCGATATAGCATCTGTTGAATTGATCCACCAGGTCTGGCACGATTTGAGTATGGAACTCCATAATAATCTGCGAACCATCGCGGCCAAGCAAGAGTTTTATTTATTTCTAGGACTTCATCTGTTCTTGAGCGCAAGTTTCCATATAAATCTTCCCTTGAAATTCCTGCCCGTTTAAGAGCATCAACTTCTTCCTCAGGAATACCTAGAACCTGCGAATCTGCCAATTCATCACCAGCAGTAAAACTACACCCGTAAGCAACAAGACGTTTATATTTTCCCCTAATCATAGATGAACGGGTCTCTCTTTGACAATTCTTTAAATCTTTTCTTCAATTTCCGACGATGCCACCAGTTATAGATTTTATCAATTAAATTTCGCATAATAGTTCCCCGAACTCTTTAAACGTAGAAAAATAATTCTGTTTACGATACTTATCATGTAGTATTACCTTTTCTATAAATTTTGTTTGCATATCGTCAGTAGAACTACTCATATAATTTATTATTGCTTGCATATCTTGATTTAGCGAAAGATTGTTGTTTAGTTTTTCTATAACGTGTTCTTTTACTCTTTGACTTAAATGGCACACAGAATATACAGATGGATGATATAATATATTCAACCAAACATTAATTCCAATATTGTTGAAATATTCTAAGTACTCTGGAAGATAGTAAACATTCAACGAACTAACTGTCATACAAATTTGCAAGTCACCTGAAAAACTCTCTCGAAATTTATGAATATTTGCAAGTACTGCTTCCCATTGCGCAGGATATCGTTGATATTCAAATTGCTCTTCGATTCCATCAATACTGATCATAATATCAACTTCTTTGAAATGCGGCCAAATATTATTTACCGCATCTTCCGGAAAAATAGTTCCATTTGTGTTGTAGTGGATTCTCTGGTTTTTACTATAACCCTTGTCAATACTTTTCTTCAATACTGAAAAGTGATTTGATATTAAAAATGGTTCGCCACCATAAATTTCAAATAATTCTACTTTTTCGAGATGAGAATCAAGATCATCCCAAAAGGCAGGATTGTTTTCAGGCCACTGCATCACACTTCGTTTATCTGAGTTGACCATACGAGCAATACTACTTACTACATCTGATCCATAGAGATCTTTATGTTCTTTCAACCAATTGCTCGAACTTCCTGGACTACAAATCCTACACTTCAAATTACAAGTATTGCCCAGTTTTAAGTCAAGAAATTTCAAAGATGGTGTAGTATCTACGCCCCACCGACGATTCTCTCGGATTCTCTTGCTCTCTTTCCCAAGATCTTCCTCTTTCCAGCAAGATTCACACGCAGTAGGTTTTTTGCCACCAATCAAATTCTCGCGCAGCGTTTCAATAGATTTAGAATTCCAAACTTCACTTAATGTGTCTTTACTTAGAGTATAATATGTGCCATCTTCTTTGCGATAGAATTCTTGACTCATACAACAAGGCGCAATGAAACTATCTGATCTTGCTTCAAGATGAATAAATGGCAAGATACAAAAGGTTTCACTCATCGAACAAAAACTTCAATTCTGGAAAGATTTCCACAAAAGATTCAGATCTAAGTCTATCCATAGTGCGAGTCAAATTTTTAAATGCCGAAAGATTTTTCGGTTCTTCCTCGTTTGTGATATAATTGATTGCAAGTTGCCATCTATCTCGCATAATACTTCCGCACAATTTATTTGATATAAGATAATCTAATTTCTGTTTATATTTCTCAGCAATTTGTAATCTATACTCGATCGGAATGCAGGATGGTTTATACCAGACAGGGTTTGTTAAAATATTAATATTCAATCCATCAGGATGAATGAATTTATTATCAACCATATATTCATAGTACTCGACCAGTGTAGAAAAATTGAATATGCTCAATGTTAATCCAATGTCGAGACGAACATGCGGGCAGCGTTGTTTAACCTCTCTAAAGTTCTGTTCAACAATATCCCATCGCAAATCTTTGCGCATATATTCTGCTCGAGACCCCCAAGAATCCAACGAAGCGCAAACAGTCACATTCCTAAACTGTTTCCAGTAATCTAATACATTTTTATCTTTATATTTCAGAGAAGTAAAATTGGTGTTGTATAATAAAACAACATCTGTTCTTCCGTTTTCTATTAGCATATCTAATAGTCTGTAGTGTTCTTCCATAATAAGAGGTTCGCCACCAGCGAAATAGATTCGTTCGATTGTAGGGAAAATTTCATCAATCTGGTCCCAGAAAATTGTTGGATTAATGTCTGGTTTAATAACCTTCGAATATTTTTCAACAGTGGACGGATTTAGTTTCGCATGATCAGATGCCCATTTACTACTAAGATCTGGACCACATGTTCTACAGCGCAAGTTGCAGAAATTGCTAAAAC